TTATTTTGTTTTAACGTCTGAAAAATCTAAGAATAATTGTACCAATATTTGTTCCAGTTATGGACTTTATATTTTCCGAAATACTAAACAATTCCGTGGCTGCAATGATGAAGCTTACAGAATAGGTAATTTGCGATGGCAGTTGAAAAGTTATACTTGCCCCGTGAAAAATCATTATACCGCAGAAATAGGTCACCACCTTTTGCGATGTGCGATAAAGCCCTTTGCTTGTTATCGGCTCTCCCCTTTTCTTTGCCGCCATGATTCCCGTGACCGTGTCTGCAAAAACTACAAAGATTGTAAAAATCAAAAAATGTTTAATGGGTAGGAAAAACGAGAATAGCACTCCGCAGCAAATTGAATAGGCAATGCCATCGTAGCCAAGTTTAAAAATGTTGTAGATAACTGCTTTCATTATTCAAGTTTTATTAACCTCACATCTCCATCCACCGTTGCAAACTTGCCATCAGCATATTTGTACAAGTCGTATTTAACACCGTTAAAGGCAAAAGAAACTTGATTGGTAAATGTAGATAAAAGTAGATTGGTTGAAATGGTGTAAACTTTGCCGTTGTCTGGGTTGAATATTAAACGCTTGTTGTTGTTTAACTCAATCTTACCATCAATAATTTCACCCTTAAAGTTTAACTTCCAGTCACCGACAAACTTTGCCGTGTCTCTTTGTGCTGTTGTAAAATAAACAGGCTTACCACTAATTTGAACGTGTAAGTCATTGTAGTAATTAATCCTTTGCACCGCTTTGGCCTTTGTGATAATAGGCTTTGCGTGAATAGCCAACGTGTTACTTTGCCTTTCTGCATCGGTAACAAGGCTTTGAATGGCAGTTGCACTATCTCCTAATATTTGCTTTGAGCCTGTGACAGTTGAATCAGACAAAGTAGTTTGCTGAATAATGTAATAAATGTTGCCTTGCTTTTGGATGTACACCGTGTCTTTGACAACGTCTTGAGCAAAAGAAAACAAGGGAAGGAATAAAAATAGGTATTTCATTTTATTTATTTTCAAGGTTAATAATTCTTTGTTCAAGGGCTTTGATGAGGGCTTGTTGTTCTTGTATGGCTTTGACTAAAATAGGTATAAATTTTTCAGTCATTAATCCAAGTGCGCTATCATCTTTATCTTCATCTAATTTTTTTACAACTGCTTTGGCAAATAATTCTGTTGATAATGCACCTTCAACATCTTGCGCAATAAAACCAATTTCGTCAAATTCACTAAAATTATTTTCTGTTGTTGTAATAAAATTAAATTTAACTGGTTTTAATTTATTTATAATTTCTAATCCTTTATCTAAAGGTTGTATGTTTTCTTTATACCTTATATCGGATGTTGCAATAGTTGCATTAGTTGCAAATATTTGAGAATTTACTTGTAATTTATATGCACCATTATCAGTTGTTCCATAGCCAATATTAAATTCTCCACCAGAATTTAAACGCATTAATTCTGGCATATCAGCACCACCTTGATAAACATGAAATGTCATTGCTCCTAAATTTGTACTGGCTTCGTGAACTATTCCAAAAATTGCAATTGCTTCTTTTGCTCCACCAATTGATTGAAATCTTAAAGATGCACCGTGACCAGTTGTTGATGAAGGTGCATTTACAAAGATTTGCTGAGTTGCTCCTTTAACATCTCCTCCTGTTCCTGAAATCTGTAGTTTCGTCCAATTTTCTACATTATTTGTGCCTATTCCTAAATTATTATTTGTACTATTCCAAAATAAACCAATAGCAGTATCAACACTTGTGCCATCACCATGTAAAATATAACCAGATGGCATTGTTGTTCTATTCGTTCCCCCATTTGCCACAGGCAAAGTGCCCGTTACTCCAGGTGTTACGTTTGCACTACCATTAAATGAGGCAGTTGATGTTGATGCAAGGTTTGTTTGAAAAGTCCTACTTGTTGTCAAAGTTGCTGCGCTACCTGTTGTGTTTTGGTTTAATGTTGGCACATCTGATGCTTGAATAATTCCAGTTCTGCCACTACGGTAATAATTTGTCAGCATTGAAGCCGTGTCGCTCGGCAAAAGGTTTAAACGCAACCATGCGTTACTTGTAGCCTTTTTGTAATGCCATATTATATTTGTAGTAGTATCAAGAACCATGTAAGCCATTGTGTCAACACTTGGCTTTCGTACTGTATCAGTTAAAGCTACGCCCCGATAAATAAGCCCATCGGCAGTCGTCTGTTCTCCTAATGTTATCTTTTGGTTGCCATTGCTCGGATACTGTGCCCATGCAAGGCAAGGAACAAGGAAGAGGAAGAGGGAAAGGAGTTGTTTCATGTTTATGTTTTTTTTAGTTTGCTTGTTTTTATAAATTTAAAACAAATACTGTAAATTGACCAGAAGCAGGATTTATAGAACCACTACTATAATTATTAAATCTTATTTTAACTGTATTAGCACTTGAAACCCATGCAGTATAATTAGTATTTGCAGGCGCTGAACCATCTGGAATAGCTAACATTACTGGATGAGAAACAGCCGCTCCTGTATATGCAACTGTTATATCGCTTGAGCTTTGCGCGCTTGTATTTGGAAAATCTAATGTAGCTAACACAAAACCTCCTAAATTCAATGTTCCGCTTGATAAATTTAAACCACTACCTAAAGCTATTTCACCTATAGCATTACTACTATTTACACCAATTATATGAGTTAAGGATGAAGTTGTTGTCATTGTACCTATACTTGCACCGCCCGTTAATGTACTAAATCCTGTAACATTTAAAGCTGAACTACCATTAATATCTCCTGCAAATGTTTTAGCACCTCCAAATGTTTGAGTAGATGCAGTTACTACACCTGTTGTAGATACTCCAGCGTTAGCTATTGTGATATTAGGAGTAGTACCTCCGCTTGATGAAATAGGTAATGAGCCTGTAACGCTTGTTACCGTTCCATTTCCATTACCTGTGCCTGCTCCAATAGCCGTTCTAAAATCCGATGCACTTAAAGCACTTACAGTGTTGTCTACGTTAAATCTTGGAAATGTTATAGCAGATGGATTAATTAATGTAAACATACTTTGTCCGATAGTTGTACCACCTAAATCACTTCTCATTCCATCGGCTGCTCTTTGACTTACCGTATTATCTGCATTATATCGTAAAAAGGATATAGCCCCTAAATCAGCTAATAAAAATGTATTAGCACCTCTCACGGTTGCGCCAAGAGCAGTTCTGGTATCAGCTGCAGTTAAAAGTGTTATTGTTTTATTTGCATTAACTTTTATAAATTTATCACTAACACTATTATCAGCTACTAACAATGCCTTACCAACTGTTGTAACTCCTAAATTAGTCAATGCCCCATCGGATGTCGTTGCACCTGTACCACCATTTAATAAAGGTAAAGCAGTACCGCTATATGTAAGAGCTAAAGTGCCAGATGTTGTAACAGGTGAACCACCTACGTTAAATATAGAAGGTGCAGTTAATGCCACACTTGTAACAGTGCCAGAGCCTCCACCGCCTCCGCTGTATTGTGGAATGTTTAAAGTATCACCACTTAATGTAGCAGCTCCACTTGTTCCCGTTGTGGTAAGTGATATAGTATTTTGTTTACCGTTAAAGGTGTTCCAATCTGTTGAGGTTAAAATACCACTTACAGATGTACTTGCATTAGATAAAGCATTTTGCTTATTATTAAATGTAGTCCAATCCGCAGATGACAAATAACCTGGCACACTTGCCGATGCAGCATTCATTGTAAGTTCTGGAGTTGTTGTATTATTAGTTATGCTTATTGGAGTGCCTGCGGCTGCCGTAACAGTTGTTACAGTTCCTGCTCCTATGGCAGTACGAAAATTAGCAGCAGATAATGCCGTAACAGAGTTATCAGCATTGAACCTTGGGAAAGTAATGGCAGAAGGATTTGTTAAAGTAAACATTGATTGCCCTACCGTTGTACCGCCTAAACTTGTTCTGCCAGTCGCTGCTACTAAACCTGTGCTACCTCCATCCCATTTTAGTCTATCCGTAAAAGCCGTATTCCAATTCGATGAATTATTTGTGATTGAGGTTGTCCACGTTGTGCCCGTAGATAGTGCTATGCCTGCCTCTGGATAGATTGGATTACCTTGCCCGGAAGAAACAGAGCCGATGCCACTAACTGTGACTAAGGTATAATTTTCGCCTACCTTGTAAGATGTAGCTGCTACCTTAACCTTGTTTGTGTCAATAACGGAAAACTGGTCATTGAGGAGTAACTGCCCATTGCGGAAGAGTAAAATAAACTGCCTTAACTGAATAGGGAATTTAGGAAGGATAGTAAATATTAATGTGTCACTTGTAACATTTTCGTATTCCTGTTTAATTATTTTAATTGTGTCTCCTCCTATTTCAACTGCTACAATGCTATCTCTTACAAAGTCATAGACTGTGGATGTGTCAACCGTTAGTGTACCGGTTGTTGTTATAGGCCCACCAAGTAATCCGTAACCACTACCTACACTGGTAACTGTGCCACTGCCTCCAGTGTACTGTGGAATGTTTAAAGTATCACCGCTTAATGTAGAAGCTCCACTGCTGCCTGTAGTAGTTAATGTAATATTATTTTGTTTAGTCGCAAACCTTGTAGTAAGATTTAATAAAGTAGTATCTGTTAACTCCATTAATACAGATAAGTCTGCGGAGACTGTGCCAGTGGTTGTAATAGGATTTGGTGATACAAGTATTCCTGTGCCTCCAGATATTGAGGTAAGTGATCCGCTGCCACTTCCACCTCCACCACCGCCACGAGGTAAAATGACTGTATAATTTTCTCCTAACTTATAAGCAGTCGCACCTATAACAACAGAGGCATTAGTAGGTACTGTATATTGGCTTGGTAAAAGTATTTGACCATTACGATATACTTGCAAAGATGTTGTATCGTTTACTACTAAAGTATCTGTTTGTGTCCAGGTTAAAGTGCTTGAAGATACATTTCTAAAATCTTGTCTTGCATAAAATCTGCCGCTTGTATCTGCGTAGGCTTTAGTGGCATAGTTGGCTAACATTGCAGAGGTATCGCTTACTAAAAGTGCGGCTGTTGTATCTCTCCATAATCCACCAGAATAATATAAACTTGATTTTTCAACCGGTGAAGAAATAGCCACATTATGCAATTCATTTAAACTATAACCCGATGCTACACGAATAGATATTGTGCCATTGTTTAAAGATGAATTTATACAAAATCCTATTGGCATATCAAGATTTGGTGCAACTGGCTCAACATCTGT